CATGCGCCCGCTCGCATACCGGAGCGGCTAGAGGCGTTCCAATTATGCTTGTTCAGCGTTTTGAAAAGGCTGAGGCCATCGAAGGTATAAACGTCACCGGGCTAACCGGCTTGGCCGCCAACGCACGTCGCGCGCCCTCGACCGCATAGCGCAAGCTGTCGATCAGATGGTTATCCTTATCCGCCAACACTGGCGTTACCAACCCTGTCAGGCTGTCGATCTTCCACGAATACATCGTCAGTTCGTCGATCAGGTGCTGGCAGCGGGGATGGATGACGAGATCATACCCCTTCAGGAACTCCACGCCTTCCTCAACCGAGCGTGCGCCCTTGATCGCAGGCGCAATGCGTGGGAATCCGTGGTTGCGCAGATAGCTGATCGTCTCCGGCCGCGAACTGTCAGCCGTGATGTACCACTTCTCGGCATCGGGCACCGACATGAACAGCGCGGGCAGGTGCGGTATCTCCACGCCCAATCCCCACGCCTCGTAATCCACGAAAATCTGTGTGCCGTCGATCCAGCACCGGACGAGACACGAAGGATCTATGCTGAAGCCAAAGTCAGCACCAAGCCTGAACTCGACGTTGGTCGGCGTCTCGAATGCTTCAACGCGCCAGTTCTTGAACACCCTGGCTTCGCTGTTGCGGCGATACTGGCCAAGCCAGATGTGGTTGTATTTGTCTATATCCCGCGAGCGGTCATATTCCATTTGCTCGGCAAGGTCTGGCGGAAACCACGGGTTCTGGTCATAATTCACGTTCTTGACGATCGAGCGTGGTGGCGGCCCCTTCTCGCCGCGGAACATCACGTCGATAGGATCTGTCTCAAGGTCTGGGTTCCATGTCCAGATGAGCTGCGAGCCCGGCGCGCGGATCGTCGGCACAACCGTATCAATCGATCCCTGGCTGATCGTGCTTGCTTCCTCGCCCCAAAACCGTGTCACACCCTCAATCGACTTCACGCCGGCCGCGTTGCCCTTGAGCCCGGTGAAAATGAACAAGCTGTCGTTTGGCCCGCGTATCTCAGTCTCAGTCGAAACGAACCGCGTGCGCAGCCCGCAACGGTCTATCTCGTCATCCAGGAGCCGCTTCACACTGTCCTTGATCGATCGCTGCACCTCGCGCCCGCAAAGGATGCGCTGGTGGCTCTCTGCAGCCTGCAGGACCAGTGACGTGCCGACCGAGCGAGACTTTGCGGCGCCGCGACCGCCATGCAGTGCGATGTGGCGCGCGTCCTTTTCCCACAGACACGCGGACCAGTCAGGGAGTTCTATGTCAGCCACGGCGCATCCTGTAAGGCCCAGCGCATCCGCAGGGCTGCTTCAGCCGCAGCTTCGGCCGTGCGCACCGCAATCGCAGCTGCGACGATTTGCGCAGGGAATGCCCCTGTCTCTTTGCACAGCGCTATGGTCCGCAAAATAGACTCATGGGGCAAAAACCATTCGCCGTGGATTCGGAAGCGGGAAAACGCTGAATGAAGCAGGCCCTCCTCAATTGTGTCTCCATGCACGCTTGCCAACAGCTCCACTGGAGCGAAGTCGCAACGAAGCTGATACAGCCGCTCCGGGAGCCGCTTGCTGTACCCGATTTTTATACGGTCACCTGTCCCCAACCAACTCGCACGGACAAAATAGACTTTGGGGTTCGGCTTGCTCATTCTACGCCCCAGCCGTCTTGAATGTCACGGAGACACCAGCCGGGAGCGGGTTGTCAGGATCACTGCCCACCAACGCCTTCTCCTTCCAGTCCTCGGCGCCCATGTTCTTCATCCCGAACATCGCGAGCTGCGCTGAGCCCTTGCCGTCCAGCGTGATCGACCGAGCAGCCTGCTCCCACCATGCCGCGCACTTGGCTTTCGCGCGCGCGCATGCATCCGAAAACTCGGGATGCTCAGCCATCCACTCGTTCAGCGTTGACCGCGCTACGTCGATCTCAGCCGCGAATGCTGTCATGCTCGCGCCATCCTTCATGAACTCGGTGATCTGGTCGCAATATGCGGGATCGTATTTCGATGGCCTGCCCATTACGCCATTGCCCTCCTTGCCTGACTGGCCGCTGTCCTGGCAGCATTGGCAGCGTCCCATGTGCGTCGGCACGGCAGGTCCCGGCCCTTCTGCCGTAGCAGCGTGATCCGGATGCTCACCGCTGCCGTGGTGCGTCCGAGCACGTCAGCCATGCGCTGTGTGCTTTCGGTCCTGAACATGCTCATGAGCTTCATGTCGTCTTCCTCGGTCCAGAACGTTCGCGATGTGGTCAGCAGTCGGCGATTTTCCCGGCAGATTGCGCGATCGAGCAGCACCACCTCACCGTCCGTCAGCGGGCGAACGCGAGACAGCGCCTCTAGCTGGTCGATAAGGATCTGGTCTGCGCTCATCAATTTATCCTTGCCGGCCTGCCTCGGTTATTCATGGGGTGCTCCTCGTTGATTTTGCGTGATTTTCTCGCCAATTACGAAATGCTCGGTCATCACGCTGTCGGGCTCACCCTTGCCAAATGCGGTCCAGTTAAGGGGTTGCCAACGCCAGCCCGATTCCTCATCCGTGGAGCGTATCGCGCGCCAGCTTGAGCCATCAGCTTCGTACATCACGCCATCCGGCAGATTGTCCTTCGTGATCGGCACGGTGACCGTCGTGAACGTGGACATGTCCAGTTGATCGCTCATCTCTCTCCCCCTTGGTATTCAGGGTGGTGGGTCATCGGGAAGCTCCTGCGATTTGGACAAGGTCACCGATGGCGCGCGGGCCACCCGTGCGGACTGCCGGAACTATCTCAGCCCGAGGCGTGGCGTTCGCCCACGGCTTGGCGGCTAGGCTCGCAAGGTAGGCGCCTTGATCGATCGGCTTTTGCTCGGCGTGTGAGCCGCGCTGCGAGGCGTTGGCGCGCATATCGTCATCGCGGCCTGGGGTCGGCGTGTAGAGGTCGGTCCAGTTGTTGAGCGTCGCCTTGTCGATGACCTTGGCGATATCCCAGCCATCAGCCGCCATCTTCTCAAGCTTTGCGAAGAGCTTGGCAGCGATGTAGCTATCGACTTTCGCTTTTTTCCGAACCCGCATGGCGAGGAATGCCGCCCACGGCTCAGCGGGAATCCAATCAGGGATCTCAAAATCGTCGGTCCGAGCGCGCTTCGGCGCGCGTTCCTTTTCTTCTTTCCCTTCTTTCCCTTCTTTATGTGTGTCCCGCGACTGTCCCGAGGCTGTCCCGGTTTCAGTGTCCCGACTGTCCCGCTCATCCTGATATTTACTGTAATTCAAGATGGTTAGAACGGTGCCAGACTGTCCCATAGCTGTCCCGATCATCTCATGATCTGAGAGGCGCTCCAGATACCGTGCAACCTTGTTCTTTCCCCAGCCGAAAACCTTCTCCAGCGCTCGCAACGAGACGTGAAGCTGCCCGCGATCGATGCGGACGCGCTCGCCCTTGGCGTTGCTGCGTGTGACGGGCTTCCATGCAGCGTGCTCGATCAGCCACAGCCAGGCTTCACGCTCTGACATTGGCTCATCGGCGAACACGTCGCAGTCGCGCCAGCCGCGATAAAGGCGGACATAGCCGCTCATCCTCTAAGTTCGAACCATTGCATGAGGTGCCCAACATCAGCCGTGAGATGCCAGCGCTCATCGTCCTCGCCTTCGGCAATGACCAAGGGCACTGGATCGAACAGATATTTGTCGCAAACCGCTCGGAAGGTGGCGACACCGATAGGCTTGCTGCCGCGATCCGTGCTGGCGTGAAGGGCTGCCACGAGCGAGAACAGCCGCCCGCTCAAGAGGAACCATTCACCGCGCGAATGCACTGCGTTGAATGTCGCGTGAAGCGCGCGCTCCAGGCTGACATCGCCCTCGATCACCGCGACAAGCATCAGTTCCGCTGAGGAGCCGGTTTGAAGCGACTTCAGCCGCTTATGTGGCGAGCTGTTCGTATAGCCGATTTTAACGGCGGTCCTTTCCCGCCCTAAAGCGAGTATGAAATACACAAAACCCTTCATCCGAAGCTCTCCGATACAAAGCCGCCGCCGTCCTTCTTCGCCCGCTTTTTCAGCGCGAAAAACCGGAAGGGGTAAATGTCCGCCGCGATCTTGATTTTCGCCCGCGCGTCGTCCTGCCAGTGGCCCTTGACTTCGTGCGCCTGAAGCTCACCGTTCGCGAGCATGACGAAGAAATCAGGGGTGTAGAACGTGTTGTCGGCAAGGCGCAGCTTCAGGCCTTCGAACTTATACCAGGCTACGTCGCCGGCAATGCGCAGCGTCTCGAGCTCGCGTGCGTATTCAGCCTCGGTCGCGTTCATTGCGCCGACCTTCAGGCGCCCAAGGGCAAAGGAGCGGGTTGCGTTACTCACGCGGCCAGCCTCGTCTGCTGAAGCTTCCCTGTGCGCAAATAGGCGCGCATATGCTGTGCGATCGTCGCTTCGATCATAGACCGAGCGGCAGCGGCGCTGTAATGCTTCGTTCGGGTCAGGCGGCGATACTCAGCCCGGTATTCGAGCGGGCACCATGCGATGCGCTGTGCGGCAGCCGAACGCAGGCCAATCACGATGCGGTCGCGCTGCGCAGGATCAGCCCAGCGGGCGCGGTTGTCGTTTGCCCACTTCTCGCCGCCGTTATTCGCGGCAGCATAATGCTGGCGGCACCAGCCGGTGCGGTTGACGCGGCTCAAAGGCTTTCCGCATGTCTTGCAGCCATTCATGCCCGCACCCTCCGAGAACCAGCCACAACCTCGCTACGGGGTGCCAGGGGAGCGGTACGGCGTGCTGCGGTCTGTTCCCGCATCAATGCGGCTGTTGCTCTTACACGGGCTCTGTGGGCCTCATGACCAGCCATTGAGAGGGCTCGGGCATGTTCTGCAGGAGTTGGAGGACGGGTGAGCCAGTTGCGGATGAAGGGAATGTGGATCATTTGTGCGGGCACCCTCTGAAGCCGCAGCTCGGCACCATGTCGGGCCAGCGACGGCACACTGTGCATTTCTCGAGCGCGGCAGGTGGCGCGATGTATTTCAGCGGCTCGACAACGATGATCTCGCCGACAAGCGTTCTCGCGACCGGACCATTCAGGATTTCGGCCATCCGGTTCGCCTGCGCGCGTCTCTCCCGTCCCTGTGTGGGGGTGGATAGAGGGGTCATGC